TGCGCCACCTACAGGCGTGTAGGTGGCTGCGGTGCCGAAATCATCGACATCGAAGAAGATCGCAAGTTCGGTGGCGGTCTCAACTGCCACGCGGACGGCCTCTGCGCGGAGTCTGCGTCACAATCTGCTCTACAGCAGTCGTGCGGATTTCCTCCTCATGGTGCGGGACAATCTTGCCCTGCGCCAGAAAAACCTTGGCCTCATGGCCCTCAATATCTACCAGATCGCCAGCTTGAACCGGGCCTTTGCTCGTCACTACACCGCGAATGCACTTATACTTCATGGCTCACTCCTGAAAGGAATGGGAGGGGCCACCCAACTGGCCCCTCCCGCCCCCATTACACGCCGTCGTTGTTATAAGCAAACGACTCGGCGCGACGGACACCCACATCGACGCTCTGGAGAGCGACGATACGAACGGTGCCGGTATTCGAGGACGAATACGGATCAACAGTGATGTCGAGACCGCCAAACATCCCGATCAGCAGGTCGCTGAAGTTACCGAAGTACACGTTACCCGCAGTCGCCTGGTTCGAGACGATGACCGGGTAGCCGTTGGCTTCGCCAGCTTCAAGCACGAACATGCCCGAGCCTGCATCCTTCGAGCGGGTCTTCAGACCGCCAGCGGTGGCAGCGTCGGTGATGTACGACAGGTTGCCGAGCAGCGCGTTGTCAACGGCCACAGCCGTTTCAAGCGCAACCATTTCGGCAAAAGTCGGAACCGCAGCAGCGAAGCTGGTGGGCTTATTGACACCGACAGTGTTCAGGATGCCACGCGGCTGACCGCTTGCAGCCGAACCTTCGAGACCGCCCTTGTCGATGGCGAGAGCCAGCGCCTGGGTCAGGTCATCACGGACGAGGGCTTCGATGTCCAGCGACGACTGGAGGATCATCTGACGGGTCATGTCAGTGAACGCACCAACGGTCTTCGGGGTCAGCGAGATCGTGCCGAAGGTCGGCTCGCTTTCGCTAGCCGCGCCACCTTCGGTGCTGATCCAGCCACCAGCCGAAGTGGCCGTCTTGGTCGGGATCGCCACGTTGCCGCTCAGGCCGGTGAGCATACGCGCACCAGCCGCCATGACCGACGAAGCGTTACGCAGAGCGTCCACGAACTCACCAGCGAGCAGGTCGGTAGCGACCAGTTCGTTGTCGTCCGAGGTGTTCAGGTCACGCTTCCAGGTGCCGAGAACGTCGGTCGGGATCATGATGCCCTGAGCCGAACGGCCATAACGCTGAGCAGCAGCTTCCGACGCAGCGAACTCGAACGAAGCCGCTTCACGGAGGCGACGGTCGTTCGGGTTGGCGAGGGCGGCGATGGCGCGAACGAGACGGAACTCCTTACGCTCCTTGCGGCTCAGGCCAATGTCCATGTTGTCGAGCGGCTTGTCGTTGCCGATCACTTCGAGCAGTTCGCCACGGAACTGTTCGAGGCTCTTGCCAGCCTTGATTGCAGCATCGGCGAGGTCACGCTTGTTGTGACGCACACCGAGGTCGATGATGGAGGCGGCGTTGCGGGCGGCAGCTTCAGCAGCTTCGGCCCGAACCGCATCCAGATTCACTTCGTCAGCCATGATGGCTTCCTTTCTGATGGATGGTTCAACGGTAGGTTTGGGTTCGAGAGCAGCCGCGCTACGGCCCACACCAACTGACGGGTCGGCGGGGATCGAAACGACGGATACTTCCAAGGGGGACCACGACTTCACGCGATAGACATCGCGCTGCTTATCGTCGCGCTCCATTTTGTTGACGCGGTAGCCGACCGAAATGTTCGAGCGGATACCATCGACAACATCCTGAAAGACCTCCTGCGCCAACGCGGAGCGACCGAACCGGACTTTGGCTCGGAGCTTGCGATCTTCAGTGAGGCTCACGGATTCAATAACGCCGATCTGACGTTCCATGTCATGATCAAGCAGCAGCGGTGCGCGACCAGACGCGAGAAACGCCATATCAATCGCACCGGCTTCGTGCATCAGCACTTCCTTGCCGAACGAGCGTTCGACCGGCAATTCCGACGACACCGCGATCTGGACGGTGCGCTTTTCTTCGTCGATGATCTTGGCATCCATCGCGTAAGCGCGATGCTCAAGGCTGGCGACATTCTTGCGGTCACCCTCCTCGACGTAAAGCATATCTTCGGCTTCCGGCATGTCGGCCTCAGGCATCTCAGCCTCATGAGCGTCAGAGGTGTCAACCTCGACCTCGATCTTGACCTTCATGCGCTCTTCAAGAGCTTCCACAGCGCGTCCTTCAGTTGCTTCTTCAAACTCAATAACATCAAAATCTCGCTCGCTCAACCACGCCCGCGCCTCGGCGGCAGTATAAGCGTCAGCAGCAAATCGAATAGACTGTAGGCGAGAAGGCCCATCGTCCATAAGACCATAAATGAAATCAATACCATCCCCGCCAGCATCATTATCGCGCCTAAAGCCGTCAAACTGATCAGGGTCAGCAAGTCGTGCAGCATGCTCATTAGGATACGGTCTATAGTCATCATACGATCTAATCTCCGCGATCTTGGTTAGAGTCGAGAAGCGATGGCCGACCATAATGTCGGTCGCCTCGCCATTGCGGAACAGCCGGATCAGTGCAGCCGGATCATCTTCGGTCGCGTTCAAAGTGAAATCCGTGTCAGGCACTTCCAACTGCCCTTCACGAACGATGCGCTCGATCCGACCCCGCGCCCGCCCCCCAGAGGAGTTCCACGACACGAAATCACCGACACTCAACTCGTCAGCCGCAGCCCGCTCGCTCATTTTTTCTGCTTGCATCACAAGGTTGCCTACGTTACCGTTGGGGAGGTTTTCCAAAGAACGGAGTTCTTCATGAGTAGCGTGACTGAAAGATTTTGGGCTAAGGTTGACAAGAGCCAAGGCGATGGCCGCTGCTGGAACTGGGTCGCCGCTAAAACTGGTGCGGGATACGGTAATTTCGTTTTGTCCGGGACTAGGGGGCAAGAGGTTCTCGTTCCAGCCCATCGTTTCTCTTATGAGTTGCTTGTCGGCGACATCCCATCCGGCCATCACATCGATCACCTTTGCCGCAATCGCTCTTGCGTCAATCCCAAGCATTTGGAGCCTGTCACACCCGGAGAGAATCTCCGAAGGGGTAGAAACAAGAACTTCATTGCCAAAAATCTCGGAACCTGCACGAAAGGCCACAGAGTTGAAGGCGATAATGCTATCACGGAGAAACGAAACAATGGCAGCATCAGGATGAGATGCAAGAAGTGCGCGCAAATGCGAGAGAAAAAGCGCATCAGGCGACCTGTCTGATTCTTCTTTTTTTAACCGTTCAACAATCTGACGGCTCCATGCGAAGCCCGCGTCTCCTCCCCAGAGGGCATGTGCAATCCTTCCGTTCGAGGGATAACCATCTTCGCCAGGACGGAAGCCCACGGCCTGCTTGTCCACTTCATGACGGCTAAAGAAGCTGAACATCCGCTTGACCGTCTCTTCCGACAGATTGCGTCCGTTCACGATGTCCCGCGCCCGGGCGATCCCGACCTCGGTGCCACCCCGACCGAACTCACGCCGCCAAGCGAGGCCGCGCTCTGCCTCCTCGATCATGCCTTCGGTTGGCTTGTAATCACTCATCCGAGGTGTCCTCGATGATCGCGCCCTTCTCAGCTTCGTTTCCGCCGAACGGCTGGAAGGCCAGCTTCAGGCCAAGGCTGTCGGCCAGTTCCTGATCGCGCTGGATCTGCGAGAAGGTTTCCTCGATGTCGCGGCCATACTGGTTCGACACATCCTGCATCGACATGATGCCATTGTGCATCGCAGTGACAGCGGCATTGATCTCACGCTGCGGATCGACCCACTGCCAGCCACGGGGGCGGAAAACGCTCGCGGTGAAGAACTTGTCGAAGCGGGTCGCAGGGATCGGGACAACCCCGAACTCCATCGCGTGTTGCAGCCACGCCGCATAGGCGGGCAGCACGAAATGCTCCATCAGGAACGTCTGGACGACCTTGTAGGCATCACGCTCTTCCAGTGCGCCCTGCCGGATCGAACTGTAGGAAGTCCCCTCCAGATCGTTCGAGAGCGAGGCATAGGACACACCCAGACCCGAAGCCAGGCCGCGCAGAATGCCCTTCTCGAAATCGGCAAAAGCGGTGGCCGGATGGTTCATGTCGAACGGCTTGAAGTCCACCCCAGCCGGAAGCTGGTGGAACGCACCCGGCTCCGCATCGATGATCGGAACCCTGCCGTCGTAATCGTCCGCAGGCACCTCGTCGCCGGTTTCACTGGTGAAGAAACCCATCTTCGATGCAGCCATGCGGCTGGCGACCAGTTCCGCCTCGCGGTGCGCGTTGAGCATCTTCAACTGCGCGATGGCCGGTGCCATCCACGGCTCGCCACGGGTCTGACCAGCACGGATCGACTCGAACACATGGATCATGTTTTCAGCCGGAACGCGCTTCGTCACCGCGCTGCGGATGCTCGACATATCGTAATCGCCGGGGTGATTGGTCTTCACCCAATAAGCCACAGGCCGGTCGAACTCATCGACCTCGACACCCATGCGGATGCGGTTGCCATTCTTGGCGATCTCGTTCTTCTTCTCGTCAATCAGATCGGCTTCGACCGGATGGAACGCAATCCCATGCGGGAAGGCGCGGTTACGAACGACCTGAATGAAAATTTCGCCATCGCGGGCGGTAGTGGTCATCACCAGCTTCTGGAGATCGACCCAGGACAGACGGCCATCAGCCGTGCAATTGCCCTTCAGCCCGAAGACGTACCAGTTGTTTTCAATGATGTCGTTGCCGATCACATCAAGGCTCTG